GGTTGATTTTGGTGCTTTACTTGCCCTTTCAAGTACTTCATTCCATCCTGGATTCCTTGCAACCAATTTATCCCTCCATTCACCCACCTCACCTGGAGATGGGCAAGTAGAAGGATCAGACCAATCGCGGATCCAATCGGGATTATCTTTCTTCCACTGATCCCAGTCGTGGATACTCATTTCCACTTCTTTCTGTTCACCAGTGACTTTATTGTAAACTGGATATGTAGCCATAAAGTTAAGAATTCAACACAAAAATATTTATGGACTCAACCGTGCCTTATGAAGACGCTTCTCTTCATAATATTTCCAAACGTTTGGTGCCCACTTCTGAAGTTCGGGAATGAAAGCATCACACAGTGCTTGAATCTCAATTTGAGCATCAAGTTTTGAACGAAGGTCCATGAAATGAAGAACAGAGCGTAGATTAAAAGTTACTACAAAGTTCTGACGAATTGCTTGTGGTAGGTAGTCACGGATATGTTCTTCACACATTCCCTGTTCATAATAGTCAGCATACTCCTCACACTCACTTAGAATACGCTCCAGTTTGCGTTGACGGTGTTCTTCAGTCCATTCATACTTCTTACCCTTACGATTGGTATAGAACCCTACAGGACGCACGTAGAAGACTTCTTCAATAGGAAGTTCACCTTTAGCAACCTTTACCACACGCTTACCAGTATAACGCTGGGATTGAACATCCCAAGAAGTACCAATACGATGAGTTCGTGCCTGAACAATTACATTATGAACAAAACCCGCTACTGAAAAAGTAATGGCAGGGTGTTCAATAGGACCCCAATGACCACGCTCATTTGCAAGTAGTTGCTCAACAATCCATTCACCACATTCCTGATTAGAAGGAACTTTTACATGGTGAATGGGAACTTCAGAATAATCCCCCTTTCCCGCTTGCCAAATAACTTGCTCTGGGATTGGATAACCTTGAAGTTTTACTACTTCAAGATGCTTGTCAAGTTCAAGAAGATCCTTTGATTTAATTGGTTTCATTTCTTTCCAAATCCTTTTGTTGTTTTTGCTTCCAGTTCTGCGAGTTCTTGCTTAACTACTCGCAATTGTGATTTCATTTCCTTGAGTTGTTCTCCACTATAAAGATGGTCTTGTTTAGTAAGTCTCTCAAGCAGTTTTACAAGTTCCTTTGCTCTATTAGTCATTATCCTCTTCAAAAATTTCGTCGTAATCAAGGTATTTTGGTTTGATGTCATCATATTCATATGATTTAACATCAGAATAGATTTCTGCCTTTAGAGAATCTACAAGCAATTCAAGATTGCGAACAATTAGTTTTACTTTTTCTCTATCCATCCATAAGTGCGAAGGTTTCCAGTATTTTACATAAAAAAAGGGGGGAAGTCAATCCCCCCAAATCTTAAATTTTACTTATAAATCATTTGAATGTAAAATGATAATAGTGCGACTAGAGCAGCACACCCAATCGTGATTTGTGCAACAACTAACATTATTTTGCTCCTGCGTTTATAAGAAGTGCTTTATGACGACGACTTTCTTTCTGCTTCTGCTCCTTGATGAGTTGAAGAACATTAAGTTTTTTCATCACTTACCCTCCTTTACAAACTTAACACCACGATAGGTTTCGTTGTATTGTTGAGGTTGTTGCTGTGCCTGCTGTTGTTGCTGGCGACGAACTTCGGTGTCGTAAGGAACACCACGATATACTACTTGTGACATTAGGTTTCTCCTTAAGTGTTTAGGTTAAAGAGCGTTCCTTCAGTCGGCGTTTGCGTTCGCTATTTGCGAATAGCGAATGAACGATCCGTTCCGCGTCGGCTTACTTCCGTCTGGTTTCCCAGATGAACGTAAGGTCATTATAGACCTGTTAAAGTATATAGTCAAGACAAATTGTATAATATGTTACAATTTTTAAAACTATCGCGTGAGAAATTTTTGGGGAAAATTTTTTGGACTCCCTGGGAAATCACTTTCGCTTTTTCTTTTCGGGTGCTTTGTATCCCCAAAGTTTTGGACCCACTCTACCATATCCAAAACTAATACTCTTCAAATTATCACGAAACTTGTCCCAATACATATCAAATAAACGAACTCGTGAACCTCGTGTCAAATCAAAACAAATCTTGTCATCAATAAAATACTTGATGATATATGCATCACTTGGTGCATCTTTAGTACACACTTCAGCATAGGAACCATTTTGAATCAAAATATCACATCCATATTTTGATTTACAAGTTTCTTTTTCTGCAGGTGTCCAAGATTCCATCTTATCTTCTGTATTTTGTACTTTTTTAGTTACATCATGAAGTTTGCTCAAGAACGACCTCCCCACTGAATATCAGGATAAGCTTCAGATACGATTTCTTTTGTAATTTTATACTTCGTTTCAAGTTGCTTATCTTTCACAAGACATAAAATTTCAGCCTCAAGTGGGTGAAGTCCCTGAAGAATATTGATGAACATTGTTTCTCTACGAAGAGAACTTAGTCCATCATTACCACCTTTCACAAAGTTATAAAACTTAGTATATTCTTTACGAATGGAAGAAAATCCTTGATCTTGAGATCCTAAGGAATTTGATCCAATTTCTTGCATTTTAGTTACAGCATCCTCAATTTTACCACTAATGGTTCCACCAAAAGAATTTTGTTCACCTACACTAGCGTATGGAACTTCTCCAGGAGGAAGCATAGAAATTATACTTTCATCAAAATTCCAAATAAAAATAGACTTTAGAGATGGATGACTATATTTTTGAAGGACTTCTACTTTCTTTGCATTAGATCGTTGCTTAGATGTAAGTTGAAGAATTTCAAAAATAAATGGATTTGCAGGTAATTCTGTAATAGCATTATCAGTTTTCTTATCCGCAACTTTCTTAGAATTACTTGCGGGTTTTTTTTGCGTCGTTGTAGTCATAAAAAATCAAATTCCAAAATGATTGTATGTTATTTAGTCTTCTTCATCGTCAAGTTCATCGTCATCGAAATAATCGGGATTAAAACTAACTGCTAAAACTTCATCAGGTATTACATTTCCATTGTCGTCAAAAAATTCTGGATGAAGTTTTGGTTTATCCTGATAATTCATCATATATTCTCTAGCAACCCAACCAGTTAAAAGTCCTACTATGAGAAATAGGATTGTTAAAAAACAACCAAAAACTAAACTAGTTGCCAACATTTCTTTTCTCCGGGAAACTACTTATTTTTTCCTCAATCTAAAGGAAAATTCAAAATAAATGGTTACTTCCCGTTTAAGAAAGCAAACCACCTTTTGAAATATTATGTGAAATGGATAGGTTTGCTTCCTTTTTCCTCCATGTAAAATAAATTCAACACCACGATTTTTGTGGTCATCATTATTTATATTTGTATTAGACAATTTTCTTCTCTTTTAAATATTCAATTGTATCTGTGCATCCACCAAGTTTTTGATCATCGCAAAGAACTTGAGGAAATGTCGATCCTTGGCCAAATTCTGCGTAGAATTCATCTCTTGTGAAATGCTCATCAAGATTATACACGACAAAATTACTTCCCGTCAACTCCAAAACTTGTTTAATTTTATAGCAAAAAGGACAATTTTCTTTTGAATATACGGTAAAATTCATTTTTTATATGGGATATGTTTTTATAATTTATAAACAAAAATCATGATATCATAAAAAAATTAGTGTGTCAAATTTCAATCATATACTTTCTAATATCAGTAATATCAGAAATACATTTCATTTTATCTACAATTTGTGGATCAACTAATTCTGGATGATACCACCAGTCTTCAAATGGACTCCATTCATTTAAAGACACATTAGAAACCAATAGTAGATATCCCCGTTCTTGAAGATATTCTCTTGATTTGTTTCTATAAGTATTTGTAAGATCTACGTAGTGATCATGTTCGTAAGTAATCAGTCTGAATTTATATTGATCAAAAGGAATCATCGTTAAAATTTCAAAAGTTGTTTTTGATGGTTCACAGTCCAATTGAAGATAATCAATTATGTTTCCAGAGTCAAATTCTTGGAGTAGATTTGAATAATCAATTCTTGTAGCATCTTGACACAAAATTTTATTGTTTCTTTGCTCAGAAAACATTTTACATAGATCTTCTCTAATCTCAATTGACACTCCTTTCCAATTAAATTTTGTTTCTAAAAGAGCAGTATTGTTTTGATAAAAAGGTTGTTGAGCACCTATTTCCAAATATGTACCATGACGTTTTCCATTTAAAGCTGTCAGAACAAATAAATCTTGGAATGCCTGAGAATAATTCTTATCAACTTGATCAGATCCTTCAAATTCAAATCTTAGTTTTTGATTATTGCTTTTGTTATATTTGAGTTCTGATTCAGGAATATATCCTGTTGCCAGTTGAATAAGATGGTTTTGTATTATGTCAAAGTGTTTTGGATGGACTTCATAATTGTTTTTAATTTCTTGAAGAAGAATCCTTGTTTCCATTCCTTTTCCCCACCACCACGCAGAAATTGCCTTTTCAAACAGCAATCCATATTTTCCAGGATAATCAACATCAGTTTTTAGTTCTGGACAATTGAAATTGCAATGTCTAAGTGCCGAGTCTGCAGTAATGTAACAGTCTTGCCACCATTGATTTTTTTCAGAATACTTACTTAGTAGATAATAAGCTTCTGGTCTATCTGGTCTGAATGCCTGTGCTTGGAATAAAAGAGATCTGGAACTTCCACATCTATCCTTTTGCTTCTCGTAACAAAAAGAACCACGAATCAATGCTTCATAAGTCAGATCATCATCCTCAGATCTTTCAGCACATCTTAAGTAATAAGAAAGTGCTGGAGCAGTGTGTCCGTGATCTTCATACCACAATCCAAGATTAAAGTTGTTTTCTGGATTTTCAGTATCTAAAGAATACTTTTCTAATAAAATTTCTAATTCATTTTTTTGAGTTTTATGTTTCCACCAATCTAAAACTTTATGATGTGCAATGTAGTGATTGTTCTTTTGCCCATCTTTAACATCATCATCCTCTCCAACAAATGTTGATTGGAAATTAATTTCTTCTACAAACAATGGGCAAGCATACACATTTTCAGAGATAGAAAATAAAATATTTTCAATCAGTGGCATTGCATCACTATTGGGAATTTCCAAATGATATGTGTCTTGCTTTATATAAGTGTTGATTATTTGCTCTGCATATTTTCGTGTAATGATATATGCTGTAGCACCCCAATCATTCCAATATCTCTTTCGTATATCAAATGTATCAAAATCATCACGAATAATTAGAAGTTGAACGCAGTCGGCATCATTTGGAATTTTCTCTACAAATTCACCCCAACTGAAATTCCAGTGCTCTACTGTTTCCAAACTTAAATCATCCTCACAAAAAAATCCACAGTCATCATCAGTGGTTTCATACCATTGTTTGATTGCCTTCAAATGAGAAACACAACAACCTTTAGTTCCATCGTTTAGAGTGTGGACATACTTTCCAGTTACATTATCATTGCTTTCTGAAAATCTTTTTGATTGTATTAAAGAAACATCTATACCATATTCTTCAAATTGTTTTTCTATATTTTGTTGCCTATCTAAACTCTCCTCAAGAGAAACATAATAGACTGAGGGAAATCCACTAAGTTTATTATTTTTAAATACTTCTTCTGCATAATAAATTTGATCATCAATTTGCTGAACTTTCCACTTAGTTTTAGGAGAGACATAATAATTGTCGCTAAGTGGTGCAATTTTTTTATTATTTTCAATGTGCTTCATTGACAGAAGGTATTCAGAATTCCACTTTCTAATGTTCTCATCAGGAATGTCTAAAGTGTTTTCAATTTCTGATAGTTCATTAGGATCATACCCCTTAAAATTCTCAAGTCTGGTTTTATCAGAATGGGGAATATGAATTACTGTATGGTCAAAATTTATTTTAATTTCATTCAGACCTGACATTTTAAGTCTATGAAAGATTTCATCATCTTCATAGGCATAATATTTCCC